CTATATAATCATAAAATCATTTGCAATTTTATATATGTTTTTTGAACTTTTGCTTGAATAAGATAAACTTTTTTTATTTATAACCACTTCTTCGTTTAAGCCATCTACTAAAAACGATGCGTCAACATAAAGAATCATATTTTTTATATTTTCCTCTTTAATTCTATGGGTCGAGGTGGACAAATATGGATTTTTAATATTATTGTAAAATACCTTCAAAGTATAAGTCCCCTTATCTTCTAAGTTGACAGTGTTGAAGTCTTCGCATATATTCATAAATTTATCTATCGCTTTTTTTGCTTGCTTATAATAAGTTCTAGTTAAAGTCATACTTATAAATGCATTTTCTCCATATTCATCTGTAGGAAAATCATCTTTTTTGAATTGAATTATAAAATCATTCATATTAATGATAATGTTATTAGTGTTAGCATTCATAACAGTGTAACTTTCTTTTTTTAAAATTTCTTTTATATTTTTTAGGGTTATATTACTTTCACTAATACACCGGTAATTTAATGTGATTTCAGTTGTTTTATTAAATTTAAAAATCTTGGAAATAAACATATAAAATTTTATTTTTCTATAGTAAAGAAAGGAGCCTATACCATATACTGCACCGCCAATCCCTAGCATATTACTTATTAAACCTAAGTAATCCATATCTCCACCTCCTTGTATATAGCTTATTTAAATTTATTATAACATATTTGTTGTTGACATTGATGTCAGCTCCAAAACTGAAAATTACTAGAAAAAAACCACCCAGCAACTAGTATGGGTGGTTTAAATATGCAGTCAGCTTCTTACTACTTTACGCAAGTAAGTCCTCTGCATAGCCGGATTGGCTACCGGAAATGTGGTTTTAAGCCAGATTGGTTACTGGTAATGTAATTACATTATAACATAAAAAATAGGCAAGTACCGTAGTACCTGCCTGTTATCTACATTTAAATCTTGAGAGAAATGTTAAAAAGTTCTAGTAAAATAATAGCACATTTTATCTTTAAATGTAAATAGAAAGCAGGTATGTAACGCACCTGCTTAAATAGACATGACTATGTCATTCTAACTGATTTCTCCCCATAAGTCACCTAATATCTGATTAGGTGGGGCAGAACCATTCCATGTTCTAATAGGCAAGTAATAACGTTGCCCCTCCCATGTATATCCTACCCAAACATGACCATCTTGTAACATCACTTCTGTATAATCACAATATCCACCAGGTTGGAACTGATAACCCACTGGACAAGATAAGAATGGCCCCACTTTTCTTACTGTGATTGGTTGATTGCCGTTTGTGAATCTAGCACTTTCTTCCATGTAGTAAGTACCATATTTATTACGTTTCCATGCACTTGCAACTGGTTTAACCGTATTACTTGAAGCGCTTGACTCATTAGAGACAGTGGCAACCGGTATTTTACCATCCATGTACGCCCTAATCTGCTTGATAAAGTAGTCTTTAAGTTGCAACCGCTTGTCTTCTGGCAATAGACCGCGAGTTACTGGGTCAAAACCAGTGTGTAAAACCGAACTTCTATGAGGGCATGATGTTGAAGTAAATTCATTGTGCAATCTGATTGTATTTCTGTTTGCTGGTAATCTCCATTTTTTCAACAATCTAGCGCATTCTTGGAAAGTTGCCTGTTCATTTTTTAAGAATGTCGCGTTATCTGCGCCCATTGATTGACATACTTCAATACCGTAATAATATTTATTACCTATTTGATTAGCGGTATGCCAACCTACTTGTGATTCATCTAAGGCTTGCCAAACTGTGTTGCCTGATACGTAACTATGCGCAATGCCCGCTTCTAATCTTGATAAAGGTGCATTTACTAATCCGTTACGATATGCTTCAGCAGTCGCCCCTTTGCTCCCTGCGTCGTTGTGTATAACTATACCTTTAGGGTTACTACCACGCTTAGGTAGGTCATAACCTTTAACCACATCTTTGATGATTTTAAGTTCTACTGCTTTAGGTTGTGGCTTAGCTGTTTCTTTTTTAGGTGCTTGTGTAGGAGATTGAACTGATCGTGGCGCTGTCTCACTTTTAAAATTCGGACGGATAAACCACATAGGGAAATCATAAGCATGTTGTCGTCTTGTAACTTTTTCCCAACCCCAGCCGGGTTGTTCGATTCCGTCAGTCCAGCCACCGCCTAGCCAATTCTGCTCATATACAATGATGTAATCTAAAGTTGCTTCAATTACCCATGCAACGTGACCATATCCAGCACCGTAGTTGCTACCGAATACCACCATGTCGCCAGGTTGTGCTAAGAAGTCCGGTGTATTTTGGTATACAGTAGCTAATCCGTCGAAGTTGTTAGCGAACGGAATATCTTTTGCGCCTACACCTTTTAGGAGTAATCCAAACAAAGCTTTCCAACCAGCATTAGCATAATCAAAGCATTGAAATGCATACCATAAGTCCACATTGAATTGTTTTCCCTCAGAAGTTTTCAACCACTCTATAAACTCTTTTTTAGTTAATTTTGCTTGCATTGTCGCCACCTCCATGATGATACTCATTCACATCAAAGCCAACATCGTTAGAGGCGTCTGTGAAAGGTTGTGATGTATCATATTCTTTTGGTGCTTTCGTGCTTAATTCCGGCGTTAAACTGCTGTCTTGTGATGATTTCCACGTAACTTGTTGTTCTTCTTTATTGCTATCTCTAGGCGCTTGATATGTCTGTGCTATAGATGAATCTGAGACGCCTTTTGACGTTGGGTCAGTAATAACGCCAATACCTGTAAGTAACGTGAGGATAGCGCCTATAATTGCGCTAGCTTGATTTAATTGAGTAGATAAATCTAATCCGAATAAATCCGTGACTTGCTTGATAAATAACAACAATGCTCCAACTAAACCAGTTAGTACTGCTTTGTTTTTGAATCTCAATTTCCAGTTAATATCCATTTGTTTGCTCCTTTTATCCAAAATAAAAAACGACTAAAAAATTAGTCGTTTAAAATTATTCAATGGTCAATGTCGGAGATCCTGAATAAACATCACTTATAGTGACATACAACATCCCTGAAGGATTACTAAAGTTGATATTTTTACTTGCAACTCCGCTATTGACTCCTGATATTCCTAATTCACTTGACCCTAAATTAGTTTGCGAAATCCTCATTATACCGCTACGTACATTTTCTATTGTCACCTGATAACTTTTATTAGGTTCAACTCCATTTATTGTCCATTTTGCTGTTGAATCTTCTATGCTATCCGGATATTTATTTTTAGGTAAGGGTTTTATTACAAAAGATGAAGGCTTTTTCCATATTTGGATATTTCCAGCATATACTTTTGTATATGCTTCGCCTTCGTAAATAAGCTTCTTTACATTTTTAAAATTACCTTCCATAAAAATCACCCCTTAATTAAATAAAGTGTATTAGGGTCTTTTTGATACAAATAATTATATTCTGTTTCACTGCCTGTCCAAATATTCAGTGACGGCTGCGAAGAACCGATAGGTTGATAAAGTTTATCTGCTTCCTCTTTTGTAAAAGCATTTGATGATAAAAGATAACGTTCATCATGACTGTGATTTATGTCTGATTTTTTTGATAAAGCATTTTCTAATCCTTCAATCTGTTTGATTGTATGACTATGATTTTTATCTGCATACAAACTGTTTAATGATTGCTTGAATCCCTCAAAATCTTCTGTACTAACTTTTGAGCCAATCTGTTGCAATACACTTTCTGAAATAGAGTTGTTTTGTATTGCTTCTGCTAATTCTCTTAATGTATTCATAGATTCAGGCGCGCTATCAACTAGTTCAGCAATTTTTGTATCCGTATACGTTTTAGAGTCGTTGAGAGTTGTATCTTTGATTTTTTCAACTTCTTGCAATTTATCTTCTAACCCTTCAACATTTGCGATATTGATTTTATCCAATAACTCAGGTTCTGCTTTGATATCTGTATCTTTACCATCAATTTGCCACATTTTAGTGTCAGGATTGATTGATACTACAGTACCGTTTTTACCGGGTGCGCCTTGTTCTCCTTTTTTACCTGCTTCACCTTTTGCACCAGGTTGTCCCGGTTCGCCTTTATCACCTTTCGCACCTTTAAATCTACTTTCATTCTTTTCGATGTAAGAAATAACATCTTTATCTATTTTTTCTTTAAAGTCTTTGCTCAATAAATCTGTCGCGTTATCTTTTAAGATTCTCGTAATAGCATCATCTACCAATTTAACATCGATTTCTTTTGCTACAGCAGATTCAATGCCACTATCAACGATATTGAAAGAAAAGTTCGCGACATGTATTTTTTCTTCTTCTTTCTCTAAAAACATCTTACAGCGAACATAACCAGCGTGTTTGATAACCTTTTTAGGTATCTTGTAGGTAATGAATCCTTTTACAACATCGTCGATAATAAGGGGCTCATTTTTGAATATAGAGCCATCTTCCATAAACAAATGTAATCTAGGTGTTAAGCCATGTGCTTTTAGATCGATACGACCTTGTTTGTCATTGATACCTATTCTTATAGATGCTGTATTTTCATCTTCAGTGTAAAATTGACAGCCAATGTCACCTAAGTCAACACCATCATTTTTTATTCTCGTTTCAACATCTTTTATTTTGTACATTTACACACCTCTTTATTTATATTTATCCCTTGTGAAGTAGATACCTTTTAAGCCGATTTGTTTATATAACTTAGCGATTGTACTTGCTTGATGTTGGCACCACTCTATAGCAGTAGCGTATTGGTGGGTAGCTGGATTCTTAGGATTCCATCTAATTCGATACAATGTGTTTTGTCCTTTGTTGATGTAATCTTTTCTTACGAAGCTAGCACCGCCCATGATTGCTTTTGCTGGAGATGTCCAACCTTTATTCCTTGCAAACGTCATTGCGTAGTTAGGATTGTTGTCGTAAGCGCCAATGCCGAAGTAGTTGTATACTCCATCTTTTCCGTTAGCGAAGTTACTTGTTCCATATCCACTTTCTAAGAAAGCATGCGCGATTAAATAAATTTCATTAATGTTGTGCTTTTTACAAGCTTCTGCGAACGCTTTACCTTGATTATTCAATGTTCCCTTACCTTTAAGTATCTTATTAAGTGCGCTAACTGAAACACCTTGATACTTGCCTAAATTAAGCATTTGGTAGCATTGTGTGTTACTTTCCCATATACGCTTTACATTCATCGCTGAGCTCGTTTGTGCTCGTGTTGCATTAGCCCAGCCCCATGTATGAGATTTTTTCGGGTTACCTCTTGCCATTTGTTTATCCAGTGCTTGTTTGAATGTATAAGGACTCGTTTCTGTTATGATCTGCGGTTGTTTAGATGCCGAGCCATTATTAGCTGTTGGTGATGAGTCTCTTACATTCGCTATATCAGCGTTTTTATTATCTACCATAACTTTTATTCTAGATTTTGTTACTGTTGGTTTAGTTATAGAATTTAATAATTTTTCTCTGTTTTTAAATATATTAAGTAATGCCTTTTCTAATGCTTCGTATTTATCTTTAGGGGGAACACCGTTGTCAATCATATTCCAATTAACATGTTCCAACATTGAACGCCAAATACTATCGTCTACTTTTAAATTCTCAATACTTAGAGGTATCTCATATTTGATCATCATATCTACAGCTACAACCATTGCGTGAATCTCGTTAAAAATAAATTCGTTTTTACTCGCACTATAATCTTCACATACGTCTATAACTATATAATCAGCTTCATTAGGAACTTCAAATACGGCTCTTCTAGGAGCCCAAATATTATGTCTATCAACATAAAAGTGTGGATATTCTACATCTTGCTTATATTTCTTTCTACTGTTATATAAACTTTCTACCGAGCTCATTGTTTGAGCGTTTCTAATCATTATCCCTTTAGGTTTTTCGAGTCGTCGATTACCCTCTACTATAAAGTGATAAATATATTCTGGATAATTAACTTCTTGGCTAGAAATTGTGTACTTTATAGTTGTTACATCTTTCCAAATTGGAACTTTTTTATTATTTTTTTCGTTATCATCACTATCATCTTCCGGTTTAGGTGCTGGTGTAGTTTTGTCTGGATGATATGGAGGTCTAACAAAATATTTAACACCTCCACCTGGTCCATCATGATAAGAGTGTTTGATTTTATACGGCGGACTTCCTGTTGCATTATTTGTATACCAGTTTTGATCCACACCATACCAATAGTCTTTTGTGCATGGCCCTACTACAATGTTCACATGACCTGCCCAACCACCAGTCCAAACACCCCAGTCGCCTGGTTGTGGTACAAAATCTTTTGTATTTCTAATTATCTTGAAATCTCTACCTCTATAATTGGATTTTTGAGCCATAGCATCAGCATTTCCCCATGTTCTAAACCCCCAATATTTATCGAGTAAATAATTAGGTAAATCCCAGCATTGTGCTCCCATTCCAGAACCAGGTACATCAATAGCTATTTTATTTTTAGCGATATACAAAGCCCACTCTACTACTTCACTAGCTGTAGGCTTTCTATTTTTCGGATTAGGTAATCCCATGTATGCACCTCATTTCAATCAAAATAAAAAGCCAGTGCCGAAGCACTGACTCTTAACTGTTATTTACATTTACCAAACCAGAAGCACGCCCAGAAGCTATATCCTAAAATCCCTTTAAGCATGGTAATCACCTCCTTTAAATACCAAAAACAGTTCTTAGTAAAGCTATGACAATCGTACTGAAGATAGTCCCTATCAAACCTAGAATCCACATTTTTATGTCTCTAATATTCTTGGCATTCTTTTCTTTATTCTTTTCATCTTCTACCTTGTCGCGCTTTAATTCTTCAAAATTTCTATCTAATTTGTCATAAATCTTTTCTTGCGCTCTAAGACTATCTTCTATTCTGTCGAATTTTTCAAACATAGTCTTATCATTTTCTTCTAATCGCGTTAAACGCCAATCTTGTTCATGTCGTTTGGTAAAACCAAACATTACGCCACCTACTTTTTGTTAAATTAAAAAGCCACAAGCATTACACCTGTGACTTTTCATCTTTTGTTTCTGGATATTTTTCTCCAGTGATCAATGCATATTCTTCTTTGTCGATTACACCCATGTCTACGTACCACTTAATTTGGTCATTTTTATAGCAACCCCACACATAAAAAGTTTTAATGTCCTTGAAAGTTGGATAAATCATCTTAATTTTCTCCATTTAAACGTCCCCCTCAGTACTTGTTTTGTTAGTTTTCAGTTCAGTCAACTGTTGTGTTAACATAGCGTTTTGTTGAGCTAATTCCATTGTTAATACGTTTACTTGTGCCACCTGCATTTGCATACTCGCAACCATTCCGCGAAGTTCCTCATCACTTAAATCTGATGCACTTTGTTGGTTTGATGCATTCGGTACGTCTTCTTTTTCGAAATTGCTATTGTATTTAATTTCGCCGTTAGTGAAAACAAACTTTCTAGGTTCGAACTCTTCTTTAAATTTAATAGGCACATTGTTATCATCTACATCTAAACTATTGCGTAATCCGCCAGTATTAACGTATCCGATAACTTCGTTTTTATCGTTTACTGTGATTTTCATTATTTCCACCCCATAATTTTAGTTATAGTAACTTTGTTGGCATTCGCTCCAGAACCTGATGTTTTACCTAAATCAAAGTACACATCGTTATCTATTCTTAAAGTAGTGCTACTTGTTTTGGATAGTAAGCACTCATAAATACCGCCACCGTTGCCGTCTGAGTCAACTACATTCGCTTTACTCAATTGAATCGCGTTAGGTAATGCAGTTAGTCCGAATCCCTCAATAACGCCACCTGGATAAGTTCCACTTACCAACAAAATAGAATAGTTTGTGTACGGTTCAGTTAGATTGATTGTTGTACCTACACCATTTGCGCCACCGTCGAACAATACCGTTGATTTATGTTCATTAGGAACTGTCCACTGTTGCTCAAGTCTGCCGTTTGTGATTGATCGTGTGTAAATCTTTTTAGAGTTATAAGGTGTGAAGTTAAATAGCTTGTTTGTATCATCTTTAACGAATACCGATAAATAACCCTCATAACTTTCAACGCTACCTGGTAAATCAGGCACACTTGTTACGTAATAATTCCCAGCGCCCAATGCTTCTAAATTACCTTTGGCGTTATATAAGTTCTTTTGGATTGATTGACCGTTATGTTCTGTTAACTTATGTTGTTGCCAACTTATACTTTGTAACTTACCATCTACATACTGTTTAGCTTGATTCAGTGTGTTGTTAGATATTTCTTCAACAAATTGCTTAGTTAAGTTTCCATCATTCTTTTTATAAAACGGGTACCACGTGCCGTAGATTTTGTATTTTGTGTACTCATCGTTTGAATCATCTGGGTACCATGTTGCACGAGCAGTATTATTATCAACAACATAAACAACTAACACACCAGATTTGCTTGATGTATAAGTTGATTCATCGAACGAAGAACCGTCATCAACACCATCTTGTCCGGGCTTCTCTAACGTGCCTATATCCGCCTTTTCTGGCGCATCTTTTGCATTAGTAATATGAATAATCATAGATGAGTTAGCGTGTCTTAAAACAGCTTCTATTGACTGTTCAGATGATTCGATCGCTTTACCGTAATCATCAGTAAGTTTAGACTTTTGCCAATTTGTTGTTGAATTACCTTTAACAAGGTCAGCGCCATTGATTTGTTGTTCAACTTCGTTAACACGTTCAAAAATCGCTTGCTCTTTATCAACAATTTTCTGGAACTCGCTATTTATATATTGAACGGCTTTGTCTTGTGTTGTTGTAATCATCTGTACCGCTTCATTTTGTTTGATTTCTAATCTTTGAATACCTTGATTAATACGACTATCAATTTCAGTAACCAACGATTTTGTATCACTCAAACTTTTCTTTAAGTCCTCAACTTCTTCTTTAACACTTTCTGTTAAGTCCTGAATTGATTTGATATAAACTAGCTTTGTTTTACTGTCAAAATTACTAATTAGATCATTCTGGATATTGAAGTTAAATTGACGCTCTACAATTACGTTATTGCTACCGTTTTGAGTAAAATATGCTTGCGCATGTACTCGACCAGTGTATTTTAAGAACTCGTTTGGGATAACGTATTGCATTCGTCCGTTAATTGCATCAACAATTGTAAGTTCATCACTAATATAAGCGCCGTGTTCATCGTCGAAGTTATCCGTCTTAAGCACAATACTAGTCATCGCATTATGTTTGCTGATTGATAACGGCTTATTATTCTTAGTTACTGCAAAATTTAAAACACCAGTTCCTCTATCTGATTCATAGAAACTGATGTTTGTGTCAATAACCGGATTATATTGTGATGTTGTTTGTAACTCGATTAAGTTATCATCTTTCGAAAAATTATCTACTACCATTATTCAACCACCTTTCCTTCGAATAAACTCCATTTACCAACGCCACCAGTACCAAAGTTTCTAACTAAAAATTGATGTGCAGACGGGAAGTTATTACGTCTTAATACTTGTGTTGTATTACCTGGTGTATTCGATTTTACTTCTAATATCCAACCTGCAATACCTTTAAAGTCTTTAGGAAAATCAGTAAATCGGTTTGATTCTTCAGTAGTGATATAGAAATCTAAACCAACGATTTTTAAATCTGATAATTTTGTAATACTCTTAGGGATATGTTCCCAATAACCAGCACTTTGTGGGTTGAAATTCCATGAACCGTTGTTTTTCTTGTTAAAGATGTCGATAACACGTTCAAATTTGAGCATATTTCTACCTGTGCTGTTTCTAGTTAGTACTTGTCTTAACGCACCATTATAATGACCAGGCAGTACATCAAAGAACCAACCTGCATCTCTAAACGCTTTCGGTAACGGGAAATCTAACGCATTTTGTGTGTCTTGCGTATAGATATAGTAATGACCAACTTCCGTAATATCACTTAGATATGCTGGGTTTTGCACTGGTAACGGTTTAACACGTCCACCTGAATCAGTCATTGATACTTGAGGTGCGATGTTTTTTAAGAATTGGTTTACACCTCTTTGACCAATTGAATAAATTGAGTGGTGTCTGTTGTTACCAGGTCCAATAGTTACCCCGATTAAAAGCGCTTTGCGTCCTGTTTCTAAATCGTAATACATATCTAGACCCTCAGCCTCTTGGAAATCTCCTTTAAAGTTGTTATTCACACCGCCTATATCGATACGACGTTTAAATAACAATTCTTTCGTTTTGATATCGAAGCCTTGTAAGTAATTAGGGTTAGCTGGATTTGAATCGCCAGTGTACCAATATAAGATACCTGCATCATAAGCAATACCTTGCATAGGTTGCGTACCTGATGTGTATTGCATAGGGATATCCATTTGGTACAGTACTTTGTCTATACCTTTATCAATATCGTCAGCACTTCTTACTTCAACAAAATTTAATGCGTTCTTAGCTTGTTGTTCAGAAGTTTTATATTCACGTCTAAAAACCATTAAGTTTTCTATAGGATTATAAATTGCTGACGTATATCTATCGTTAAATACATTTGGCATAACGTCTTGCATTTCGTTGCCATACGTCATTTCTCCGCTTCTGTATTTAAAGCGTACAAACTTGTTATTGTTGTTAGCGTCTAACACTGCTGAATAAATCCACAACTCATTGCCGATATATCTATAGGCGTTGTGTGTGCCGTGTCCGCCATTTTTAACTAGCAGTCTATCAATAAATTGTCCGTTAGGCTTCAATCTAGATAACATGTAATGATTGCCTGGACGCGCTTGTGTCATGTAAATAATTTTTGTTCTAGGGTCTACCCAAAATGATTGCATTACTGCGTTAGTATATGGCGATAAATCTGTGATGAATTCCGGTTCTTGCTCTTTTGGTTCAAATCGGTATTCTGTCGCTTGATATTCTTTATAGTGTTCATCTACAGCTTTCTCAACCTTTTTAGTGAAAGCATCTAGTGTTGAATAATCATGATACAAACGATCTTGCAATGTCTTATGATCATAACCAGTATTATCAACACGCGCGTCTTTTACTTCGTTGATACCGTCGCCGTTATGACCTAGTACCATATTGCTGAAACGGCCGTTTAGATACGTTAAAAAATCAGAGACGCTACTTGTGACATTTAAATGCTCATACTTTATTTGCTCTCCATTATGTGCAAATACCTCTTTATTTCTATGGTATTCAAGAGAGAAATTAAAATCAGTCAGCATGTCTGAAATAAGCTTGAAATTATACTCATTTTCATCTACATATCTGTAATCGAAAACTCTACTTAAGTCTATAATTAATTTGTTATCCATGTCTTCCTCCTTTTCTATCCGTAAAACTGGTAATAATTTTTAATAAGTTCGTACATAATAACTTCATGACCCCTCTCGTTCGGATGCAATCCGTCTGGCATACTTGATTTTCTGAACGCTGGATTATATGGCTTAAAATAATCTGTATGATAGGCATCATATACTGGTACATCCAATTCACTACAAGCCAATATCTGAGCATTGACATAATCCTCTAAAGTTAACCCTAGTTTGTTTTTGTCCGTATCTTTACGGCGTATCGTTGTACCACTCATAGGGCATTGCCTAGTAGCTGTCATAACAAGTATTTTTGAAGCCGGATTATTTTTCCGGATAACTTCAATTGCAGAACAAAAGGCACCGTAAAACGTTTTTGTATCCGTTTTATCAGTGCCTATCGGTACACCTGCCCAATAACCATGTAACCAGTCATCATCTGTACCTTGTAATATGATTAGGTCTCCTCTTATTTGCTCTGCTTGTCTATAAATGCTGTTTTCTACCGCTTCTTTACCTATTGGAACTGTTGCCATTGTAGCGCCACCTCTTGCAAGGTTGGTCGTTTTGGCTTTCAATTTCTTGCCTAACATTTCTGTGAAATTAGTTTTTGCGTGCGACCCTCTAGCTACAGAATCACCAATCGTTCCAATTGTTTTTACATCTTTAATGTTTGATTTATCTATAAAATCGTGAACGATAGTGCCGTCAGATGTAGTCACAGTTTTAGAGCTTACTTTCTGTTGTTTGTCTTCAATTAGATCAGTTCTACTCATTAAATCAAGTGTGGATTTAGCTATCGATGCAACTTTAGATTTTAAGTTTTCTGCCGCTTTACTAGGATTAGAAAGGTTAACATCGTTTAATCCAGAAACATAATTAGCAGCAGTATTTACTTTCTTCATATATCGTTGTTCTCGATTAAACTCACCAAGCGTTACATCTTGCTTAACAATTACATTGTTTATACCCCTAATCGTTTTAACTTGTACTATACGGACTAAATCATTCAAACCTAGTTTGGTAGATTTTATTTGTACTATGTCTCCGGGTTGTGGGTCTGCTTCTGGATATGATTCTCTTAAGACCAAAAAATCTAAAGACAAAGATTGTTTTAACGACTTTTTCAATCTCGATTGCAATTCTTTATCCATAGTTTCTTGGTCAGTCACTTTACCATCTTTAAATGGTTCTGCGTGGATATCGCCATATATCTCAGCTAATGCGCTTCTAGCTTCCATTACGAGCCCAGCGTGTTCGAATGTTTCTTCTCCTGAATAATTACCATATCCTCTAATGAAGGTGGCGAAATCACTTGCATCTTCCTCGAGTTTTATAGCGTTGGCGTTGACTTCGTCAGAAATAAAATAAGACGCTTTTTGATTTGCAAAAGGCGTCAATACAAACTTATATCTGTCTTTCTTTTTGTCATACGTTATTTTATATTCTAAACCGAAATGTTCTAATCCCTTTTTAAACATTTCTAACCTTGTATCGCCTTCACCACCATTTTCAAACTTCGAAGACTTAACCTTACCTTCGACTTCAAAAAGCATTCCAGTACCTTGAAACACAATGTTAAAATATCTTTCTACTGTAAAAGATCCTGTTACATTAACATAAATCCTATCAATCATTAACTTGTCTATAGGAATCTCTCTAGCAGTACATTCAACCAGTTGTCTGTCGCCTTCTGATTTCCTATCAATGACAGTTATTACATATTCTTTCTTGTCATTTTCACCTTCGACATGACTAACAATCCATCTTTTCCCTATAGCGTTAATAACTTCATAAGTATATTTATTTTCTAGAATATCAAAAGTTAATACACCGTCAGCATTAACTTTTTTTACTAAAGTTGTTTCTACTGGTACAGGTGCGCCATTACCTTTAGGTGGTCTTACAATTATTGTCATTCTGACACCTACTTATAATAAAATTTCAAATCAAACTGAACTTTTTGAACTGTTTGATTAAACTCAAATTTATTAGCTCCGTATTTAAATTTTGGTTGGGCTATGTTCGTTTCAGTGCTTATTTCGACACCGTTTTTATAAACTCGAAAGCTATCATAAACAATTTTGTCTCCAGCTTTTAGTTTAATCCCCTCAATTTTCATTATTTCAGCATGCGTTAAATTCCATACAAACGATTCTGTATCTTCGCCTAAAATAATTGTTATCTTTTTATACATGTTGAATTGGTCGTTAGGAGCACTACCATGATAGTAAACTGTACCTTTGCTCAAATTTTCAAATGTATACTTTCTTTTGTCTCCGCCTGCATGCCAATCAATATTAAAATCAAACGACCACAATCCAACCTTTTTGTTTTCTTCTAACTCTAGGCTTGTTCCAATACTTTCACCGTATGGTAATTCTGTAGTTTCGAATTTTAGTTCAAAAGAAACTTTATTACCTTTTTGTTTAGGGTTTATAACTCCGTTAAAAATAACTTTATACTGTTTACCATTTACATAAATTTGTTGATCGTGTCTTGAATATTCGTAATCCGGGAAGTTGTTTTTATCTAATTTCACGTAATCATCAGAAGTTGGTTGAGTAAACCTGTAATTCAACTCTTCTTTTCTTCTGATTTCTCGCAAATACATAGGTTCTATGTCTGTCGTTAACGAATACAACATATCTCGCATATAAGCAATGTCTGAACGATTTTTAACTTTACAAAAACAAGGAACAACTATATCTCTACTGATATAATTGCTCCCCATTAATATACGACCGTTCATATTTTCTTTGTCTTGATACTTTGTGTTGATTTGCATGCTATCAATTACTATATCGTTAACGATAAACCCGTATTCACTTAATTTGATTACAGTACCATCTTTTTTTGTTAATTCTATGTCCATTTGTAACCTCCTTTATAAGTAATACTCAGAATTGCGTTTAGCATTTCTGCCGTTAACAATACTAGTAAGCGCATCGTTATTGACATCGAATTCAACTTTAACAGTTTTCATGTTCGGTGATGTTTCAATAGAATGTGTGTGTTGTACTTGCGCATTTATATTTCCACCTAAATTACTTAAGTTTCCTGTAATACTAGAAATGTCAGGTGCGTTTAATGTAGGTTGAAATGCATCAACTACTTTATCTGCAACATTAGAAACATTACGGATAACTTTACTTGAATGATTATCTATACCTTTAACGAAACCTAGCATTGAATACATACCAACATCCATGAATTCACGTGAAGGTGAGTGAATACCCAAAGCACTTTTAGCTGCATCTAAAGCTTTCTTAGCAACATTTTTAGCTGCATCTACTAATTGACCAGCCATTTGTCCAATACCTCTAATTAAACCACGGATCATATCAGCACCTGCAGACACAAAATCTCCTATAAAGCTTTTTATTTTATTTACTGCATTTGTCATACCTTGACTAACTTTGTTTACAACATTAACGAATCCTTGAATAACTCTATTAACAAAGTTAATTAGCGTACTTGTTATAGTAGATACCCATTGCATACCTTTAGTGACAATGAAGTTCCAAGCTTGAGACATTTTGTCTGATATAGTTGAAACAACTTGTGTGAATATGCTTACAACTTTATTCCAAATTGTCGTTAATATACCAGATAAGAAACTCCAAATCGTATTCCATATATTAGAAATAAAACTCCATGCCGCTTGTAACGCAGTAGATATAGCTGTAGTGATAGCGTTCCAAACCTTAGTTGCCACAGTAACTATAGTGTTCCACAACGTTTGTAAGAACGTCCAAATAGCGTTCCAAATTGTCATTGCGATAGTCATAATTGTGGTAAATACTGTAGTTATTACAGTGACCAACAAATTCCAAATCGTTGTAGCGATTGTAATTATCGTATTCCAGATTGTACTTAAGAACGTCCAAATAGCTGTCCATATCGTCATAACTATTGTCATTATCGTCGTAAAAACAGTTGTAATGATTGTAACTAAAAGGTTCCATACTGTTGTTGCAATAGCGATAATTCCATTCCATAGCCCTTGTAAATAAGCGACTATTTGATTCCAAACAATCATTATAAAATTGTAAACATTCGATACTGCTGTAGTGATAGCTGTTAAAATAGCATTCCATACAACCGAAGCTACAGCTTTTAATACATTCCAAACATTAACCATAAACGTTTTTATCGCATTCCAAGCATTTATAATAAAGTTTCTGAATCCTTCATTTTTATTCCACAATAAAACGAATATAGCTATTAATGCAGCAATTACACCAATTACTATTGTTATTGGACCGCCTAAAATACCAAACACAGTTACTAGTCCTGTGATAGCATTTCTAATTAATCCAATCTTACCGAATAACAATTGGAATATAGCTGTAACTAATTTTATTGGACCTTTTAACGATGTCATTGCCTTACTTAATACTAAAGTTCCTGTTTTAGCCCAACCAAACTTAGTTACTAATGCAACCAATCTTGCTGCTAATGGTCCTAAAAAGTCCATTACCGCTAATATTGGAGCAATTAAAAATCTAAATGCACCAACTAAAGTTATAATGACACCAACTAATTGTGCTGTAGCTGGATGCGCCTCAAACAAGTTAGCTATCCAACCAGTTATTGCAACTGCAACGCGTAATACTGCACTAGCTATAGGAGCCATCGCTGTTGCGAATGCAACTAATCCTCTTGCAATGTTCCCAATTAATTGCATTATTAGTGGTCCATTAGTTTGTATATAGCTGACAAAATCTTTAAAACCTTGAGATTGCCCGACTTGTTCAGACCATTCTCTAAACTTAGCCGTCATCTGTTCGAGAGACTGGAAGATTCCAGTTGATGACCCACTAAATGCATTCATCAAATTGTTAATTCCAGCAAAAACATTTTTAAAAATATTGCCAATGATAGGTAAATTTGTTTTTGTGTATTCAATAAAACGAGTTATCGAATTTTCTCCAGCTGCACTATTAGCCCAATTAGAGAACGATTGACCTAATCTGTCTAACCAATCAGCCGACCATTGAAACAGTGGTGCTAATTGCGTGAATACATTGACTAATCCGTCACCAAAACCGCCTGCAGCACTTAATAGCTTGTTAAATACCGAAACACCCGTTGTATTCATCATATTAAAGAATCTTGAAGCTACACTGCTATTTTCAGCCCATTTAAGCACGCTTTGAGACGCTTCTTCCATTCCTCTTGAAATACCACTAAAAAATGGTTGTAAGCTCTGCATTGCAGTTTTAACAGTATTTAAACCATTTGCAAGAGTTGTGAAGATAGCGGATTGATTTTGCTTTATAATATCAGTCCATGCTGACTTTACGCCATCTAACGCTTTTTTGTATTCGTTTGTTGCTGAGCTAGCTTGTAAAGTGCCATCATTAAGCATCTTTATAGCGCTGATAGCCATTGCGCCAAATGCTACAAAGCCAGCGCCGGCTATTGCTACCGCACCACCTAAAGCAAGTACACCACCAGTTAACACTTTGATAGCGTTTAATAGTGCAAACACTACAGGTACTACGCTCGCTATTACAGGTATTAAAATGCTAAAAGATGAAGTTAGTAATCCACCAACCATATTAGAACCTACAGTACCGAACACACGGAACATATTAGCTAAATTCCCCATCTGTCTTTGGAAATTGTCGTTTGCTTTTATTATGTAGGCATAAACTTTCTTTAAACCATTAGTATCGACATCTACCTTTGTTGTTTTTTTGTTTGGCAATGCGTCTAATGATTTTTTAAACGCATAAATAGTTGGTATAGAAAGCCTTGTATCTACATCAAGTCGAGATCTAGTTTTATTTGGAATACTTTTAAGCTCTTCTTTAGTACGTTTGATTTTAGAATTAGCAACACTGTTGTCTACATCTAAAATAGCTTTGGCTTTAGACCTATTTAAAGCTTCAAGACTAGCTTTAGATACTTTTAACACTCGATTGAATTTACTGTTATCAGCATTGACGTCAATATTGACACGTTTCTTTTCTAGTTCTGATAACTTATTTTCTGCTTCAGCGATATCTTTAGTTAACTTTTGTTTTTGTAGTTTAACCTCAGGGCTAGCTTCTTTGGAGTTAAGTTTGTCTAGTTCAAAATTTGATTCTAATATCTTTTGTTGTAAGTCTTGTATACTAGCATCTAATTTAGCTTTTACATTTTTGTTGCTAAAGGCATCTAAAGACTTTTTAGCAACTTTGATAGTTTTTTGTAATTTTTTATCGTTAGCGTTTAATTCAACATCTTTAGTTTGATCTGCTACTCGTTTAAATCTTTGCACAGACTTAACCGCACTATCAATTTGCCTTTTGAATTTGGCTACACTAGCTTCAATAGTCGCTTTAATTTTATATTCCGTCACATTAACACCTCTCTTTCTATTGCTTATTAAATTCTGCTATAACTTTAAAGAATTCATTATTTTGTGGTTCGTATTCATCACGTTCGCTACTAAATCTTATATCTTTACCTTCGTTAAGCCGTTGGATATTTTCTTCATAAGGCAATACGTCGTTTGCATTGTTAAAAACATATTCCTCTTTAGGTTTATTTTCTGTCCCAACATTTTTAGTAGCTGCAGCATCACGAATAGCAAACGCAAGTTTGTAACGTTCGAATTCTTGGGTTAGCATTTCATACTCTTTCGCATACATTCGATAGTTATATTCTGTTAATGTCATTTGCTCAATAACATTTAAATCTGTAATACCAAGTGTTGACATACAAGTGATAACGATTCTGTCGTAAGTTATTACGCTTCCGCTGGTTTCTCTTCCGCTTCCACTACTTCGACTAGGTTTCGGGTCATAGGTCGCTTTCCCAACTCCGTTAAAATATCCGAACCGAATTCTTCTAGTCCGATATTTTCTGCGATTTCATCTAATGCTTCATCAATGTTATTAATAGTAATTGCTTGTTTTTTTAAGTGAGATGTAGCTGCGATTAAAACTTCGCCAATCACAACCGGATTTCCACTTTCTAAACCTACAGGCAACATTGATACACCTTGACCGATAGAAGCTTGTTCAACTTTTAAACCTAATCGGTTATCGATTTCTCTTAAAAATTTAAAACCAAAACTTAATTCTAATGACTTTCCGTTAATTTCTACATTCATAACTTAAAATCTCCATTCATGATTAATTTAAACAAAATAAATAGGGCTTAACGCCCTATTTTTATACCTCTCCTGGTGTAACCGTTGATGAATCTACCTTAGGTTGTGGAATTGCTGTTAAATCTTCGCCAGTTAACGCATCTGCTTTTGTAGTGTCATGGAATCTGTATCCAGTCGCCTTAAGTTTCTTTGTTACAGCCTCAGGTAGTGTTGCAAATCCACGTTGGAAACGACCATTCACTCCATATTCATATTCATATTCATCAATACCGTTAGCTTCTGCTTTTAATTCAAATTTATTGTGGAAACCTTGGAAATATTTCGCTTTAAATTTAGTGGCATCTCCATTTTTGCCTGGTATTCTACTTTCAACTTCCCAAGCCTCATACAATACGCGATCTACAACTGCATCTTCAATTTCATCTGCAAAATCGTCACCATAAAACATTTTAGCAGTACCAGACATTGTTGACTCAACAGAACCACCAGTGTTATAAGAACCGTCCATTGTATCCTCTGTATCTGTATCAGCTTCATGTGATAAGCCGTATTCAGTTAAAAAAAGCATTTTAGTAGCATCTACTTTTTCGCCAGCTTTTCTAAATAAAATAATACGATCATTACTATTTTTCATATTTGCCATTCAATATTCCTCCGTTTTTTAAAATGTTTTGTAAGATATCGTTACTGATGTGTGTATCAATTCTTGATTGGTAGTATCATCAACTAACTGTGTGATGTTAGTATCATCTTCTTCAAAGTCATAATCGTTTGTTTTAACGCTAGGTGTTAAATCATCAATACATCTTTTAACAAGTCCGTCATGATGTCCTAAATCATCACTTACACTCCAAATATCAATAACTAAATTCGTGTCACCAGAATAACTATCAAACGTGTATTTACTTCTGTTTGACTCCGGCATTTTTATTACAAAAAAAGGATACGGAATCTCTTGTTGCATCTCTTTACGAGAAATAACAGGGAATCCATATCCTTGTAGCATTTCATACGCTTTATTATAAAGTTGTAAGTTCGGTGTCATGCTTTTATCTCCTATTCAAACAACGCTTTCAATTCTTCTACAGTTGATTTTCTTATTACCTCATATACTGGCCACATAAAAGGTTCTGCCTCCATGTATCGAGTACCAAACTCTAAGAAACCACTATAAGCTGCATGCGATGTGATAGTGTATTGCAAATCGCCAGTTTTTTTATATCTGATATTGCGTGATAAATTACCAGTCCAATAACCCTTATTCATTACTTCTCTAGCTTTCAATTTAGCTCGTACTACATATTCTTTGGCGTTTTCCTGTAAAATATCATCAACATCATCATCAATGTTGGTTTTCATATCGTGAAATTGGTTTAACAGTGCGTCTAATCCATCTATATTCATCAATTGACCTCTTCGATATAATATGACGTTTCGTGTCTGTATATCCTTGTATCAACTATCTTGTAGCGAATGCCATTAACCAACACGTGGCTAACAGGGTAAGATATTGATTCTTTTATCCTCAGAACACTTACATCGTTTTTTACATCACCAAATTCAAGTTGCTTTCTTGCTCTAGAAATGGGGTTAATATTGCATGGTATCGCATCATAAGTGATTAGTGTGTTTTCTTTTTTGCTAGTTTTAGGATTGTAAGTTGCTACTTGTTCTAATTGAAAAATAACTCTATCTTCATATCTCAAAAGAACACAGCCCTTCCTTTTTTAGTTCTCGTTCTAGCATTAAAGTAATTATCAATAATAGCTTCATACTCCTTGAAATCGTTCAATTCATACGCATTGCTACGTCCGTCAACCGCTTCTGATGTCATACCTTCAGCACCAATCCTGTTGTAGCGTTTAACTGCAACTTCTTTAATCATGTAACTAAACCTTTCCGGTATTTGTTCAACTTCAATAGGTAACATTGATAACAACTGGCTTTCACAACTTTTTATAATTTCCTCTAATTGTTCATCTTGCTTTTCATCTTTAAGGCCAATACGTTTTTTTACATCAGCTAGCGTAGTCATATAACCACCTACTCTAGCGACTCAAAAGTGTTGATAATTTCAGCTTTTGTTTGTTTTTCATCAACTTGTAAGCCAGCAACACTTGCTATTTCGACAAGTTCTTTTTTGGTTAATTTGTCATTTACAATGTAAATCATTTGTTCGTTGCGTTTATTTTCAACACTAGCTAAAGCTTTGATACGTTCATCTGTAGGATCATAACCTTTGCGAGGGTAGACATGCCCTTTCATATAGACATGTCTGTTATCTTCTAAATCTGTAAAATCTACTTTAACAATTCCAATGATTTCGGGCATGTTACCACTCCTAATTATTTATTAAACTTCTCCTGGATTTGAAGATGGTTTTGCATCAGCAGGAACTAACTTAGCAAACGCTTTATCATCAGCGATATGCAATGCTACATGCATAGTTGCACGTAATGCCACCATGTCTTGTTCAAACAAGTTTACAGGTGTTCCATCTTCATTTTTGACTGTAGATAATTGTGCAGTTTCATCGATTTTGTATTCAATTAATTGAGGGATACCGTAAATCAACTTATCGAAATCACCAGTGATTAACTCACCACGTTTTAAGTTGCTTGATTTAAGGTTAACCACAGGTAGACCATCTAACGTATCACTGTTACGGTCATAAATACGTTCTTTCGTTTCAGGATCTACAATTTTACGTAACAAGCTTCTGTTTTGTGTTTTTGAGATAAACGCATTTGCTTCTAATTCGTCATCTTCAAGTAATGCCTCTAAATCAATAATGTTATCTTGTGTGAAGTCACCTTTAATAACCTTATTAGTTTTTTCAATTGATTGTGCAATTGATTTACCGAATGGATTGTTACCTTGATTCAAAATACCCGCTTCATCAAACTTTTTATAGAAAGCTTCAGCAATCATAGGTTTCATCTCTTCAAAGAATTGTGAATAAGTGTAATTCAAAAACTCTTTTGTTACAGGTAAGATAACCCCTAATTTAAACGCTCTCATTGTAGCATTAACCCAAGTAGCCTTAGACGTTTCGATTTTTTGACCTTCACCTACCCAGTAAGCACCTGGTTTATCAGCCCAAAAAGTAAACTTCTTCTCAGTACCTTCCATTGGTTCGTACTTACCTAATTGCATGATTTTAGAGTTTTCCATAACCTCTTGTAAGATGGGCGTTGTGAATTCATTCATCAACGTGCCATCTTTCTTTTCGTGCATCATTACATTATCAGGGTTAAATACTTGCGGTTTAACATTGTTACTCGCAAAATGTTGCAAATTTAATTTTAATTTTTGTGTTTGTTCCATTTAAATGCCTCCGTTAATTTTTAATAATTCTTTTTTGTCTAGCTATTTCAGCTAAGTTTTGCGGTTTATTTTTAGTCGAGTGATTAAATGAATCTCCACCAGTCAATGGCGATTGTCTAGCGTTAATCTTAACCGCTTCATTAACCGCTTTTTTTACTGCATTAGAAAAAGCTTCAACATTCAATTTAGTTTGTTCAGCAGTATCTGTTACAACTAAATTAACAACCTCATCTGATGAATCAACTTCCGCTTCGCTTAACATTTTCCTTGCTTCTGAACGCATTTCATTTAATTGTTTTTCTGAGCGTAATTGCTCCAGCTCTTTTTCCATTTGCTCGCGTTCATATTCATCTTTTTGATCCTTGTTCATTTTCGCTAATTTAGCAGCTTCTTTAGCAGCTTCTTCTGCTTTTTCTCTTGCATACTCATCAGCTTTTTTCTTTTCGTGGGCTACACGACGTTCAAGTATTTCATCAACTTTCTTTTGTTGCTCTGGCGTGAAAGTTATTTCAGTACCTTCGTCATTTTCTTTATTATCAGGATCTCTTTTTTTACCATCTCCACCTGGTTCATCCGGATCATCTGATTGGTCTGCAAAAAATTGCAAATTAAACTTAAGTTTATTTTCTTCCATGAGATATACCTCCATTTATAGTCTGTCGACTGTTTTTCCATGCGTGCTTTTTATGTCATCAGCACGTTTTGGACATAAAAAATAGCCAACACAATTAAGTGCTAGCTATTAAAAGAGTGGTTCGTTATATTTCGGTTTTTCTTTATTGGCTAATACTGCCGACCTTACGCTGTCTAAGTTTGCATCAATAATAACTGTTTCGTTTCGCTTTTGTAACTCTTTACGTATACCTTTTAACTCTCTTGCTATGTCTCTAAGGTATTTGTCAGTATTGCTCATACCAATATCCTCCAAACACTTAATTTACTATCATACAATGCTAACTTGCCTTTAAAAACTTTTACTTTTAAATCAATCATCGCTTTTCACTTTTCCTCCAAAGTATTTTGTTTGTCGTTTTTTGTTTGGTTTTTTCGGCCACATAGATTTAGGTAGTAATGCACAATCTGAACGACAATTGATATGCATAGGGTAGAAATTAACACCAATTTTAGCGTCTTTAACTTTGAATATTTCTCCATTAAGCCCCTTGCATACTTTAGTTGTTCTACTATCAATTTTTGCAATATACATATAATATCCTTCCGGTGAAATTTCTTTCATGCTGTCAATACTTGATTGTGCGTGAACACGTGCCGATTCCGTATAAAGCAATGATTTAATTGCTGCAGTCTTTTGTCTTGCTGTGCCTTCGAATTTGTTTAGGTGCTTGCGCATATCTTTAACATATTCATTTGGATGTCGACCTCTAATAACCACATTAGCAATTATTTCTTCTACTTCTTGTTTCATCGCTTCAGTATTAGTCCATAATCGCTCTGACCAAACGACACCATGAAATTGTGTATCAACGATTGTATCTATAACTTCTTTAGCTACTTGTACACCTTCACCTAAAATACCTGCTTGATCACTGAACACACGATAAGCTGTTGATTCGAAATATTCCCTCATAGATAATTCAGTTTGAGCTGTTGCATAAGCAATTAAGAATTCGATTTGAATCTTTAACATCTGTTCTCTAGATACATACATCTTAGTGTTATACTTCTTTAATTCTTCATTTGCTCTATCGCTAAAGTCCTTGTTTTCGACCAATCTTTTTGCTTCTTCTTGAAACGCTTTTACATCGAACTCATCAATAATCTTTTGTGCTTCTTGTAATGTAACGCCTGCAAAATCTCCGTACTTAACAATAAACGCATTGATTTCTTTTTCAATGCGCTTAATCATCATATTCAATATACGTTCTATTTCTTCAGCTTTAGTTTTATCACGCTTCAACTCATTCTCGATTGCTTTGCGTCCGCGTTCTTCCCAATATTCTTGAGTGTTTTTGTTAGGCAATTACAATCATTCCTTTTTATCAACAGTATCTTTTGTATCATCATCTTGTTCGTCATCATTGATGTCTCTAGGGTCTTTATAAATACCTTTTTGAGCTTTTTTAATAGATTCTTTCTCATCTTCTTCTATTTTCTTGACTTCCAATTCAGGGTCTTGGAAGAACGAGAATAGAGACATTAAAGTTGTTTGACTAATCTTCCCGCCAGAATCAATATAAGCTTTTAATTCTTCGATTAATGATTTAGGTAAGTTTCTGTTGTATACGTATCTAACAGTATTGAAATCTTTGTTAGCGTCAATCGACCGTGTATTTTTAAGTATTGTCTCTAACAACTTAGCACGACGTCTTAACCCTTTAGTGAACAATCCTTCTTTAGTTTTAGTACGTTGTTCTAATCCGAATAATTTGTATTTCATTGCCTCGCCCGATTGAGTGCCACTAAAGTTATCATCTTTCATGTTAGGCGTGTTGGTAAACATGTGTATATCACTGTTCAAACGGTCTTTATAAGCTTCGGTACCTTGTACATCGTATTGTTTATAAATATAACCGCCGTCAACTGAACCTTCTGTTTCGATACCTGTATCCCTATTCTCATAAACGGTTGGCTCTAAAAATAACACGTTAGCTTCCTTTTGTTTTCTAACTTCTACAGGATCTAAATTTAAATTACCTTTAATAAGTAACATAGCGTCATTTAAATCACTCATATAGTTAGCAGTATCTGATTCAGCATTATCATACAAATCAATTAAAGTGATTACTTTCTCATAATCCCCTTTTCTTCTTTCGTTGTTGCTAAATTCTGTAATAGGCATACGTTCGAAAGAGTGTGATTCAAAACCGTTTTCACGTGGTGTGAGCTTCAATCCATTTGTTCTACTGGTAAGATATCTATAAACACCGTGTGAAGTGAATAAATCAACAGTAAACACTTCGTCTTCGTCAGTCTTGTCTATTGGTTTAGTTCTTAAATATCTAACGCCTGCGATACTATTACGTTCAACTGTGTTGTCATATATGATAAAAGTGCTCATCGCATCACTCTTGTATAAACGCGTTTCATCATCTTGATTTCTAATCATCAACTCATAAGCTTTACCATAAATTGACAAATCTAATCCTAAAGATCTATTGTGTGACTCAACATCATTCAAATCATTGAACGCCTCAATAGCTTCTAATACATCTTTATCATCATCTTGACATTGAATCGGATTACCTAAGAAATAACCGTTAATAAAATCGCTAATATAAGATGCGTAATCATGCGCTACACGGTTGTCTGCCATGTACTCTTCTTTGCGTCGTGTTAACTCAACCAGATTCTTAGTTTTACCTTCGTAATAATCACTTAACACTTTTAATCTAGGTCGTTGGTAATCCATGTGATGTTCAATGTATTTACTTACTTCATTAATGTTTTGTAATAAATCAGACTCTGTCCCGTCATATGTGTAAACAACATTAGCTTCATCGTTAAACAAGTAATTTCTGTTTTCTCGTAAATCAGTATCCGTTTCAAATTCGTTTACTTTTAACATTTGTTCCCTCCTATAATCCTAGAGATTTTATTGTGTCAACTTTCGAACCGACATTTGTGCGTTTTCTAACCGGTCTGTAGAATCGTTCCACTGAATAACGCAACGAATCGATACAATGATTGTATGTATCTACTGGTTCATTAGTATATTCACCTGTATCTTTGTCCTTTTGCCATGTGTAGTTGTCAAACTCTTCAATAGTCTTGAAACAACGTTCATCAACAATGATTTCAAATTGCATTAAGAATTGTAACCCTTGTACAACCGAGCCCTTCCCTTTTTTGGTTGGTAAAATCCTTTTAAGCCCTAGATTCCTTAATTCAGCTATACTTTTTTGTTCTGCACTATCTGCTGTAATTTCTTCTTTAGCATAACCAAGTTGCTTTATGACATTAGCTATTTCATCATTCAGCATACCTTGTTTAACATACTCTTCAATGATGTATAACTTCTTTTTCTTTACATCTATTTTAGAATGTATAAAAGCACTAGGATCATTAACGTAGCCAAAGTCCAATCCAAAATAAGAAGGTAAATGTCTTAACTCATCTTTATTTATTAAACGTTTTTCATACTTAGGGAAAACCAATTTGTCTAGTGTAGCAAATTCACCTAACGCATAAATTTTGTAATATGCTGGATTACGATTTGCTAACAACTCTAAGTTTTGTCGTGTCATTTCATCAAGAAACTTATTATCTCGATAACTAGATTGTCTAATCATGACATTTTCCATTGGTTCACCATGTTCAAAGAAATACTTATAAACCCAATTCAGTTTAGATACTGGGTTAAACATCAAAAATATTTGCTTATTCACGTGTTTACGCTCCCTCAAACGCAACGTTAATTGCGTGTAATCATTTAGTGTGAATTCAGACGCTTCTTCCATGACTATGTCTGATATGCCTTTTATCGACTTTATTTTCTCTGGGTTATCTAATCCTTTAAACAAAAAAACTGCGCCGTTTGGCAATTCAACTTTGTTATCAGTCTTATTCCAAAGGCACATGTCCCAAATACCGAAGTTTATCAAACAATCTTTGACATCTTCGAATAAACTATCTTTAATTGTTGATTGGACTTTTCTAAGCCATAGTATACGCCTAGGATATTTCCAGTCTTGCAATGCTTTAAGTACAACTTTTTGTATAACGCCGTGAGACTTACCGCTCGAACCTCCACCGTAATGTACTTCAGTGAAGTTATCGTAATTGGTTAGTATTTCGAATATGTTTCTATTGAAAACATTAGACGGTTTGTTAAAGTTTAATTTAACTTTCGTCATCGTACTCACCAATATTAATCTCAATATTCTTCTGAGTAATTTCTTTTTTATCGATATACGCACCATGTACTTTTAGTATGTGGTCAATAGATCTCTGACGCTCTTCAAAAGTTGGTGTGATTGTGTAAGTAACCTCTTTTTCCACTTCATCGTTTAAATGGTCATATTTCTTACTGTAAGCCTCTTGAGGTTCTCCTCTAGCAATAGAAGCAGATAACGCTAAAGCTTCTGTAATGCTCATTAAACGCTCTTCTTGTATCTGTTCTAATCGTTCTTTAATATATTCCGAAACATTAACATTTCTTAACAATCGACTTGCTAAAGACTCTGCTGTTTTCTTACTATAACCTGCTGAAATTGCTGCTTTTTTACCATTACATCCATTCATTATATATTCATCTGCGAATCTCTTTTGTTTTTCGTTCATTTCATTTACCACCAACTCTCGCGCTATACGCTTTTTAAAATTAAAAAAGGATTGGCTATAATCAGCCAACCCACATAGATCCTTTATTCCTAATTGCGATAAGGGAAACGCAGTAAGATAGTCAATATCCTACACTATCATAATATCTCATTTTAGGTATCAAAAACTGCCACTTTACTGCCAATTTCACTCTTCCCCTAACTCTTCCGCCAATCTAGATATGATTTTCCTTTTGATTCTATGAGCAGTTCTATCAGAAATGTGTATGTCATCACAAACTTTCACTAATTCCTTTTTATTAAAATAATACTCTTGAATGAATTCGCGTTCTTTCCTACTTGATGTGTTGATTATACGTTCAATAGCGCTCTTAAACTCAAGGATTTTACCTCTTCGTATACTACAAAGATAATTAGTTACTGCCATTTCTGTTTTCGATGTATTAGACGGTACAAACTCCCCGCCTATATTTGTATCTGTTGGAATCCATGGTGTCATTATTTCACTTCTTAAATCTTCGAGTTGCTTATGATAATTAGGATAATCACACAACTCATCTTCTAACTTTCGAACTGTTGATAATTTTAATCCATATTTCTTTTTAGTCATGAATACCCTCCATACAAATATTTTTAATCTTCAAAATGTCTCAATCTACTTCTTAATATCTCTATCTCCCGCTCTTTAACTTTCACATCGCCTTTTAACTGTTCAGCTTGCAACATCATACCAAACAATAAGATGACTAGTAATATAATTGCTATGACTAACCACATCATCTACTCTGACACCTCCGCCCTCATCAAATCAGACTGATCGCTCAACTTTGCGAAGTCACTCGGCGCCTCTACATCATCATTAGCCGTCGTCATAATATATACTTTCTCAGTTACATACTTACCTAGCTCATACATCGCTAGTAAGAATAATAGTCTTAATATTTGCTTAATCATTTTTTATCTACCTTCTTTACTTCGTATAAGACCGGATATAAATTTAAAAAGTGTATTCTATAACCAATCGTTTTAACTTCTACTTTGTCGCCTACTTTTAACCTAGCTTGTATGTCTGCGCTATCAAATTTCTTTTTGAATAATAAGTCGGAGTTTTCAATGACTTGTTTGTTGTCTAATACAATATAGAACTTGTCTTCTTTATCTTGTCTCTTGTTATATTTATCTGTAATAGTTCCTTGGTGCGTTTCTTTGTGTTGGTAACTAGCCACTGTATAGATAGGCAATGTGACAACAAGTAACAATGCGAATATGCCGAATAATGACAGTACTCCAACAATAAAGATATCGAACCAATCCATATTTTTAAGTTTTTTAATCATCGTCTGCCTCCTCGAATGGTTTCATTGTCTCAATGTTAATATCCACCATACCCTCGTTTGGTTCGACTTTTTCAACGTGAAAGATACCAATATTTGATTTGATATCGTTTAAGTTGGTCGCTCCATCAACTGGTTTGTTCCGCACCTCGTACTTCTCTTTTGCTTTTTCTTTACTCTCTGCCTCAATAACTGTAAACGTCTGATTATCTCTAGCCACAGTAATATGTTCATGTGGTCGTCCTGTTGAATCTTTGAATGTTGTGACTAGGTATTGTGTCACTTCCCCAAAACCTCCTTGACTCGATCTAATATGTCTTTACACGTATCCTTTTCCTGCGTCTGCTGTTCCATCTTGTCTTTCATGATTCCTTTTCATTTTCTTTTTGTACGCGTCAATGAGTTGGTCGATAGAATATAAGTTGTAAGCAATATCTAGTGGTATAATAACTGCACTTAAAGGTTCTAAACCAACGTTTGATACATCTGACATAAAGTCCCAAACGGATTGAGATTCATTGTAAAGATACCCATCTTTTCTAAGAGTGCTTAATCCATATTCTAATTTTTCGTTCGTTACCTCTTGTTGATTCGCAATACTCAATCCAAACGCCAACATGTCAGCTAATTCATCAAGTTGTACGTCTAACGGCTTACCTGGTTTCTTCTTCCAGTTCTTAAACGTTTCCAATGTATTAAACCATTCAAAGAATTCAACTACATATGCTATTTTGCTATCTCGTAAGTTCAGCGTTGGTATTCTATCGTCGAACTCCTTTTGTATTTGTAATAACTCTTGTAACTGATCAATTGTTAATGTATTAGTCATTTTCCTGATCCTCCTCATATTTATAGACAACTTGACCCGTCATAATCCCTACTGCTTCATCAAGATAAATATCTTCTTTGAGTGCATCTTGCATAGCATTTGTCATTCCCTCAAGTATTTCATCAAACGCTTGCGCTTTCTTATATACGTCCTCAATCTCTTTTAGCAATCCCTCTGTGTCATTACCGTTATACGCACTAGTACTTATAACGGACTGTTCGATTTGTTCGCGGTTATTCATTAGTGTCTTCCTCCATTTGACCTAAAAATTCGTAGAACTCATTTGTTCCGTCTAATTTGTCCATTCGGTACAATATAGCACTTGCGTTGATTTTAGCTCCCATGTTTATAGCTACTGCCTTGTTCGCTCTACTCTCAATCTGTAGTTCGTTAAGTCTAAAACGGTAAAATTCGTATCTTCCAAGCAATTCATTTTTGACTGTGCGCCACATGTTCTCCAGCTCTTCGTTACGCTCTCTTAACTTAGCTATATCCCCAATAAGCTCGTCACGTTGCTTCTTGTACTCATCACGTTGTTTTCTCATCTTCTTCAACCTAGCTTCCGTTACGCCTATTTGGAATCCTGTTTCATAGTTCATTCTGTTACCTCCAATAAATGAGATGATTCAAATATGTTGCCTTTAACTTCTACCTCGTGTCTATTAATGATGAGGTTTAGAGAATAAAGCCCTTTGTCGTAACCGTATCCATGCATGTCATCTTCAACGCCAAACATACCGTTTTTAAAAACAATTCTTGCATTCGGTCCAATTCCTTCTAGCACATTAACTTTCACTATATCGCCTTCGAATATCTCCACACCATTCACATCTTTAACTCCTGTAGATTGCATGAGTTCAACAGATGAATGCCATCTTTTATGATTTTCCTTACCGTTAGACTGTACTCCAGCTAAACGAATAATTCTTGCACCTTTGCTACTAAAATCAATAGCACTTACTTTGTGCATTTCCTTACCTAATTTATCCCACGCTCTAAATTTCGGCATCATACTACCAACTCCCCATCTTTCCAAATTAACGTCATCGTCATATCATCGTTTAAGATATAGAATGCTTTGGTAGGCAAACGTCTACCATATAAACATTCTTTTATACTAGTGTTTGCATATAATACGGTTTCATAGACTCCTCCTTCCATCTCGTACATTTCAAACAACTTATCAAATACCGTGTCTTTGGTTACTTCTTTTTCAATATCAACTATGAAGGGGATATCAATTGGAATAAAACTTGACGTCGAACACTTATTTGTATTTGGATGAAAACGAACGAATCCATCACTAAATCCTGTTGAAAAAAATATTTTCCCTTGTGATAGCTCCGGATTTTCTCGCGCCCATTTAATTAACTCGTCTAATAGCATTTCTTTTTTAACTTTGATTTTCATTGTTTCCATCTCCTCTAAAATAAAGTTAGTTGCTTCTGTTCCTCGTATTCCAAACCATGTTGCTTTATATATATTCCGAGCTCTTCCGCTGTATCAAATGTCTTTTTCACACCTTGCCAATCTGGTACGATATGCCCATGAAAGTAATAAGTGCCGTTTACTACATGAGTATGAGCCACTCGCTCGTTATCCTGATACAGATATCTCTTAGATCTGAAAAATTGGTTTAAGTATTCTTTGCGTGCGTTATCGGTTTTAGGCATTTATACTTCCTGCCACTTCTTGAACATTTGGTTATAAGTATTATCAAACCAGTACGGATCACGTGAATGTTTCTGAGGTACATTAAACAAATGTGGCTTCTTTCTTCTTAGCTCTGCCTCTTTCTTTCGCTCTCTTTCCAATTTGCGTTCGAGTCTAGCTTGTTCCAGTCTTTCTATTGTTTTCTTTTCTCTGTACTCGCTTAAACGCATGCCTTCTGGTGCGTCCATTGCTTCATGTAGTTCCCAACCGTCTTTTACTCTTTTAGAAACCATTCCAGGTGTTATACCGTGACTTTCAATTAATTCCATTTCAAATTTACTGAACCTATAAGGTTTATCATGTATCCTTACAATTCTTGCTGTTTTCGCCATTTATTCCACCTCTACATTTACATTTTTAATTTTTAAAATGTCATACTCTAGTAATTCGTCAGGATTGTTATATAAGTAATCTGCCAGCGTTTCTTTTTCTTTATCTACATCATCAAAGTGCTGATATTCAACTTCTGTAGGTATTCTTATATCAATCGTTGCGTTTATATATGCTTGTTGTTGCATTAGATCACTTCCTCAACTCGCATAATTATTTTTGGTTCTAGTCCATAGCGCTTTGAGCTAGTTATTTCTGTAATTTGGTTATCGTCTTTCCATACATGACCATTACACGCATCTAATACCGTTTTAATTAAGTTGTCGATATCCGGCTTAGTCACTTTATACTGCCCAACCATTTCAATTTTCTTTTTCTTCGACCATGATTTAAGCAATGGAAAGTAAAAGTCTAATTCAATTTTTAGTGCGTGCTCTAGATTTAACTTAGGCATCTGCCCTTGTATATACGCTTTATGCTTTGTATAAGCCGTTGGCATGTAGGTTCGGACAAATCTACCCGTATTACGAAAGCGCGGACGAGGCGAGCCCATAGGTGCCTCAAACGTTTCGTTAAATTTAATTTCTATTTCCATGTGCCACCTCTAAATATCAAATATCGTTGCTTGTAATCCTAGTTCTTGCTCATATAGAAGCCCGTGAGCGCCTTTGAATCGTTTTAGGTCACTATCAGTCATAATTTTCTTTTCGTCGCTGAAATGGGCTCCTGTGAGCGAATAAACTTCATTCTCGTTATCTTCATGTTTGATGACCTTAATATCTTCCGTGCCATCTTCTCGGTATAAGTAATATTTTTCTTTCGGCATTTTTAACACTCCTTAATATTCGACGACAGCGGGGCGTGTGTGACGTTCTGCAAGTTTTTGGATAAATAGGTCGTACAACCTATTTTCATCGCCCTGTGCCTCGTCTATGAGTTTCTGAGCGTACATATCTGAACACTCAAGTTTAATTTTCAAAAATTCTTTGGTTACCATGCGTCTCGCTCCCTGAAATCGTCTCCGATTACTCTTACTTTTCTTGCATTGTGTTTCATTCTTGAATTGATACGTTGCCAGTTCATATTTTGATTTAGTTCTTTATCACTAAAGTTAGTTGTAAAGATGTTGTTTTTACCTACTCTGTTATCAACAATGCTGAAAAGTTTATTTAAAGTGTGCTCTGTGTTTTCTACACCCATATCATCTAGTACAAGTAAATCAATATCACTTAGCAATCTGACTAGCTCGTCTGTAGTCTCTACTGCATTTTTGTTGTATGTCGCTTTGATACGATCCATCAACATTGGTATGTGCATAAAAGCAACCGTATGCCCTTTAGCTTTAACTGCTTTTGCGATAGCGTATGCTAGGTGGCTTTTACCAGTTCCGTATGAACCTTGCAATATTAATGATTTTGGTTCTTTTGTAGAGAAACCCTGTACATACTCTATTGCTGTTTGTTTAGCTTTTACTTGTTTTTCATTTTGTGGCTTATAGTTGTTAACCGTTGCATCTCTTAATGACGGATTAACATTTGATTGATTGAAAATATAATCAAGTTTCTTTTGTTTATTCCTTTTGTATTCTTCGTAAGCCAATCTTTGAATTTCACATTCGCAACCGTCTTTGTATTCATATCCATTTTCAAACTTATATAAGTCATATTGATGCCCGCATTTATCGCAATTCTGTCTTAGTATTACTTCGATTGGTTGATATTTTTTTAAACTTTCGTTTATTTTTTCGTTGAATAACGGTTTCATAACATCCTCCTAGTCCCAATAACTTTCGTCGTACTTCATACGTTCCAATTGATCTATACCAGTTTCTTTAATCTCTTCGCTATAATCATTCATATAGCTTTCGTTAGTTAAAAACGTTTTAGGGTACTTTTGATATTGTTTGTCTGTAATAGTTTTTAAATACTCTCGAGTACCTTGCATGATTTGCTCAAAAGTATGTTTCTTTACGCATGATTTGAATTTAGTGAAAGACATCTTCTTATCTTTTTTCTTGTTGTAAAGTTTCCACCATTCCTCAAATTGCTCATGCGTAACGTCAGTTGCGCTATTATTTGAACTTAAGTTCTTATCTATATCTTTTTCTTTATCTCTTTCTAATTCTTTATCTTCTTCTGTTGCGTGACTGTCACGTGACGTCACGTGACCATTTAGCAATTTTCTGTTGTTTTCTCGTTGCTTTTGTTTCCTCAACCTGTTCTGAGCCCTGATTTTCTCGAGTCCTTCAATGTTTTGGTGTTTTTCCCAGTTTGTCACTTTTATGACACCATTAACTTTTTCAATCATGCCCAACGTCTCAAAAGTTTGTATTGCTAACCTTATTGAGTTAATAGGTCGGCTAAACTCATTTGCTAACATTTCTTCGTTATACGGCAAGTTTTCAGATAACATAATGTAACCTTGTTCGTTGTACTTTCCTGATAAAGTTAGCAACTTAACCCAAATGGTTATGATCGTATCTCTTTCGGGTAAAGCTTCGATATATTTGATTTTGCTGTCATCAAACATGCCAACTTTAAGTTTTATCCACGATACTTCTCCCATTGTCTTCTCCTTTCAGCGCTTTTATTTTGTCCGGTACTTCCCAGTTAGATATGAATTCTTTAAGTTCATCTGTCATAGGTACGTCGTTAAGGATCGCGTCAGATCCATGCAGGTATGACGAACATTTGTTGTAAACTAATCTCGCTTTGTTTAAATCGTCATATCCGCCTAACGCTATATAGTTGCCAGAATAAAATATTTTTGAATAATATCTATGTTTTATTTTGTTTATTCCTCTTAAATTGTTTTTATCAGTTCCCCTCTTCAATTGCTTTATGTTTGTTTTATAGTTTCTTTTTTTCAGCCTATTATCTTCTCCAATTATATTAAGGTAACCAACACCACCCCAATATTCATTAACTGCATTGTTGTAAGCTTTTGCTGCTTCATCTTCATTTACAAAGTGACCTAAGTTTTTGGTTTTTTTATCAACAGCTATACATGCATACCAATTATTATTTTTTTTATCCCATGAAACGCCTTTATATTTAGATGAATTGTTACACTTCGCTTTGCTCCATCTTGTTTTATTACCTTCAGTTGTTAGATTTTTTCTTGTGAAATCATTGTTTTTTATTTTTTGGAAACTTTTTTTTAGAATAAAATCAGGTAAATGCTTTTTATCACTATTCACAATCATTCTGTAATTATCTTTAAAAGCTTTATGCCAAGTATGCTGATTAACTCTCTCGTAATCTTCATCATCAACTAAAATTTCTTCTCCATCTTGTAAAAATATCGATTTAACCATTATTCTCCTCCTTTCAACATTTTATTGAGCCTCTCATCAACTTTTATCCACGAGTCATGCAAGTGATATTTATCATCAAACGACTTAACGCCAATTGCGTGCTGTTCATTATGATGTTGTCTACACAGTGCTAACACATGTTTGTCGTAGTGATTCATTTTGTTTCTGTTCATGCCTCTGCCGACTGCTTCATAATGTGCCAGGTCTGCGTGAGGCTTTCCGCATATTACACAGTTGCGGTTGATTGTAGCCCAATATAATAACGCTTTATCTTCGCTTAACAACTTACTCATTTCTACACTCATAGGTATTTGATGATGAAACATAAACGCTATAATCAGTTCTATTAACTCCCTTGCAACTTTCATAGAACAGTCGCGCAGACTGATTTCTTCATAACCTTTCATAATTTCCAATTCTGTTTGTAATAATTTTCTAGTTGATTCTACTGGTTCGCCCCAGTGAAGTTCTATATCTCTACACATTGCGAATATTTTTTTGCGTTGTTCTATAGATAGTTTTTTATTGTCCGGAACCTCTACTTCTGCTTTTAGTGGATATCCGTTTTCTAGTAAGTCAATGTGACTTTGTTCAAGTTCAACACCAGTAGCAACGACGGAATAAGTACCGTCATTGTCTTTCTGGTATCTTGTAATGTATTGCATTTAAACCACGTCCTAGAACGGTAAATCATCATCATTGATTTCTATTGGACCATTAGCATTAGCGAATGGGTTTGATTGTTGACTCATTGGCGTCTGTTTCCCATTTGCTTGCTGTTCTTTTTGTTTCATCTCATCAGTTTTAGGTTCTGGTTTATTAACTACTTCATCGTCTTTATTCCAAACTTTTACATATGAGAGTCTTACAAAATACTTGCCTTGTTCCTCGTTAAATTTATTTTTAAGTACAATAGTTCCGATTTTGTTAATTAATTGATCTGTGTCAAAAGTTAAATCTGGTAAGTTCAATTTAATTCCTAATCTACTAAGTAACTCGATATATTGTTTTTCTTGATAATCTTGTTGGAATGGTGGGACGAATTGGTTGTGTTTGTATTGTTTACCTTCGTTGTTTTCAAAAACAATCGTGAAGTATCTGTTTTCTCTGTCGTTAAACTCGACATTTGCAACTTTTACTGTAAATTCTCCAGCTCCTAAAAAGTCCCCACCTTTCATGAATGCCTCTTGATTAGTTTCTTGAATGTATTGTGTTCTACCAGTGATTTTCATAATTTTTATACCGTCCTTTTAATTAATTTTTAATTACCATTTCTAATTGCTTGTACAACATCGTTAATACTTGGATTAATGAAACGTTTGTTGTTAATTTTGATGTTGCTTGAGTGTCTTATCTTTGTCTCGAATAAATTTGATGGTTCAGCGTTAAGTACATATTGATAAGTTTTTTCGCCGTCTTGCTCATGTTCTTCTATTGTCATTCTTGCTAACACGTCAGATTGACTGATGACTGCTTTTTTTATTTGGTCTTGTGCCTCTATCGTGATTGTTGGATTGATAGTACTTCCCTCATCATCTTTGTCTTTGTTAATGCCCTCGTGTCCGCTTATAGCAAGATGAAATTGATAATGTTCTTGTAATTTAGAAATATAACGATAAATACTTACAATGCGTGTAGCACACTCGCCCCAATCATTAAATGTCGGTTTCTTTGATTTACCGTCCATGATGTCGTCCATAGTGATATCACGTAACTTTTGGATTGTTTCAATCACTAAAACATCAATTTGTTTTCCGTTTTCTCTTAGTTGTTCAATAATTTTAGGCAGCATTTTAATCACTGCACTAAAATGCTTATAATTCTTAATCTGCACAACTGCCCCATCTTCTGTTACCGTTGTTCCGTCCTCATTTATATCTAGTACTAAGGCATTGTTATCTTTTGTTAAAAACGTAGTTTTACCAGTACCGAACTTGCCGTATATCGCAAATTTATAAAACTTGTTTGCATTTTGTTTGCTGATGTCTTTTACACCTAGTTGCGTTAAAATATCGACATCTTGATTAGTTTGTTCAGTCATGTTCTACCTCCTCGTACTCAATAGTTTCTGTCACTGTTTTCTTGATTGCTTTGTGATAATCCATATTGATACTCGCTTCTTCCATACCGTTAAACTCCCTAGCTCTATTTCTATTTGTGGAGTAACTAACATCTGAATTGTTATCAGTTGGTTTGTTAGTTATATAAATTGGCATATCCCTATGACGGATGATATAAGTTACAGTCTGATTCATAGCGACCTCCTACCATCTCATGACTAAGTTAATTAGTCTGTCCTGTTCGTCTGTGTTCTCTTCAATCCATTCATCTATTGCTTGGTTGAATAAGTCTGATGCCATATCTAAGTCATTCTCATCTACGACATAAACATGTTTAATTGGTACGTTGTTCATATCTTTAACTTGTATTGATATGCCCATATGACCTTTTAAAATGAATAGCTTAAAATCGAATCCGTTAACATGAATATTTTTGCGTATGATTTCGCCTATTTCGTAATACATCTTGACTTCCTCCGTTTTTCGTTTTATATTGAACATGAATTTTTTCTTAAGTGTTTTGTTTGATACTGTTACTTGTTGGCGCAAGTAGCAGTTTTTTTATTCTTCATAAAAGTATTCTTTATAAAATATGAATGTTGCGATACTTGCGAATCCCGCAATTGACCACGCTGTAGTGAAGTATAGAAACGGCATGAGTACAATCGCTAAGACTGTGAAGCATAATACTGCTAATAGATAGCTTTTATAAATGTTACTCATTTTCTTTTTTCAACGCCTCCATTATTCTCTCGTCTGACAAGCCGTGATAAGGGAATTTTTCTCTAGCTAATTGGACTGGTATTCTGCCTCGAATCGCAATGTAACCTTCGTCTTCAAGCTCTTTATTCAGTTCTCTTATTATTTGTCCTGCTTTGGATTTAGAAACAGATAAAATTACTGCAAGTTCTTTAGCTTGCAAACTATTTTTTATCATATCTATTCCTCCTTTTTATTTTTGTGTTGTGTATAATTTAGTTATCTCCTAGTGAAAGGAGGTGATAAGTATGGAATTTAATGATTTTCAAAATTTCTTTGGTGAACTTAGTAATCAAGCCGAAAAAGAATTCGGTGGTGACAGTGACTTTTTTAGAGATAGAATAAATAAGTTGAAAGAAGATGCTCCTGAAAACGTATCTTACGAAATTATTTATTCAATAGCTTTATACGAAAGCTTAAAAGCTCAACAAGATATGAAAATTTTGAATACAGTTAAATATCTTTTAGATCGTGACTAGCAATATCCAACAATGATTTGCTCTGAGCATTATTAATTTTTGGATAATCAAAATTTCTAAGTTTAAATCTTGTGTTTTTCTCAATCTTTACAACCTTCCACGTCACAACTGCCATTGTGATGAGGAGGGTTGTTTTGTATAGTGTGTTCATTGATAATTCCTCCTATTAAGATTTTTATTTTTCTCCTAAAAACTTATTAACAAAGTATTGTTGTCCTTTGCCTGTTACTTTTGGCGTCTTACTAATTGATGTGTGACCGTCCGAATGTGT